CTGCTGCACACGCCATTAGAAAACTAGAATGTTTATAAACTACTCTTTGCACCATGGCTCCTTGTTTTCGGAACCAAGCCGCATCCAACTCACAGATGTTGAGTGGTGCATTTGTAATTTTAGCTATTGTTGTATTAATCCTGGTATTGTAATCAAATACAGTATTAGCAATTTCTAGTGCAGTATCTGCATAGGTTATAATATCACTAATTTTAACACATAATTTATATCCACAGTATAATGTGCAGGATAAACTAATAAAAGTGTACATATTAGAACCCTCAGTTTTACCTTGTAATAAGAGTAGATCATCGTAATCACCAGTATTCATAATTCTCAACTCTGGGGCGGGTTTCTGTGTAACTCTTTCTTCAAAAGTTTGCCAAACTTTAAGATCATATGTATTATAATCGCAAATTTTCTTTTCCCTGGACAGAATATAAACTTCACGCATAACTTCTAATCCATTATTAGTAATACCTATAACTTGCAATAATGCTTCACGTTCAGGTCCTGGAGACATTATTCCATATCGTGCATGCATTTCAGTAAGTTTCGCCAACTCATCATCCATTCTAATATTAGCTAGAAAAGATGTAGAAAAGGGGTAAAATTGTTGTAGATCATATAACATCATAGGTAAATGTGATGGTTCACAAACATATGCACCATTGTACCACCGCATATTATGGTTACACTTCCAATCAAAATCTTTGCATGTATCACACCAATTCTTACCAATTGGTACAACACTCGCTAATGATCCCGAAACCATATTACCCTGAATTTCAACCTTCTCAGATTTTTCTGCACACTTGCAAAATTCATTAGGTAATTTGCATGTTTCACACATACTAGAAGCATTTAATTTCTTATTGCTCCTTGTGATTACACTTTGATTTCTATTGTGCTCTGTAATAGCAATATCAAGCCATTCAAGTAATCCACGCATACCAATACCTTCATGTACAGTACGATGAATAGCATTACGTTTAAGATCTACATGGGGTTCAACCTTAGTGATCTTAAATGTCCATAAATCTTGAAATCCGTCAGTTTGATCCACTTTGGAGCTATCTAATCCAGTACCATCCTTGGTTAGAAATTCCGGACGCACTGAGGGTGTAATACAATATGGAAATCGTCGTTGTGCAGCACCTGGGCAACTAAAATATTTATCACAATTTAATTCCCGAGTATTAGTACTGGCAACAACTAATTTGACTCTTAAAGGTATTCTACCCTTATTTTCAAGTGCTGCTTGATCTGGTACAAAAGGAACAGAATTAATAATCTGTAAAATCTCCATAACAGTAGGATCTCCTCCTACAGCAAAATTGGGGTTCATAAAACCTATATCGTCCATTATTAGGCACCATACTTTGGATGTAAAACCATCCCAAAATTTAGCAGCAGCATTTCTACTATAAGTAAATTCACTACCTCGTTCTAAATTTTCATGCATGGCATAATAATGTCTAATCATATTCATAATGGAACTCTTACCAATACTGGAAGGTCCATTTACTAATATAGAAAATGGTGGTACACGGTTCTCACCGGCAGCTCTTTTTGAACATAAATCATTCTGAATGACTTTAAGATCATTAATAAATATAAAAAGAGTTTTCCGCTCTCTTTCACCCATACGAACTGCATGTTTATACATATCATCACCTTTCTCAATAGAATCCTCTAATCTAGCGTGATAGGTATGCATATTAATACCGTGCGCTTCAGAATTATCAAGTAATGGAGCTTGACGTTTTAATTCTGTAGCTTGTTTGAAGAACATCTCATATGTGCTCTCCGAATGATACAGGCAACCTAAATCACCTGTAGTAAAAATTTGTGCCCCTTTTTCGCAAATAAAAAGAGCGGTGTCAGCAAAACAGACAACCATATCTGTTTTACTTGAAAACTTCTTTGTTATAATTGCCGCCTCCATGGCATCATAACTAAAAGATTCAAAA